TCCTCACGTATGGAAACGATGCTGCTGGTCAACAATCTGGATTGAGATATGTTAACACAGGTCTTCAAGTTTCATTCTGGACTGGTACATATGATTTCAATACTGGATATGATCCTGGATTTGCTCATTTTTTCCATTATGTTGCGACATATGATAACAATGATCTGGTCAAAGCATACGTTAATGGTTCTATTATTGGACAAAAAGATTTGTCAGCTACACCCCTCAACACAGTATTGGGTGGAAACCTAATGCTCTTTAGGGTGAATGAACCTCCTAGTGGTCCAAATTATTATCCACATGATGGGAGAATTGGGGAGGTGAGAATTTATAATGTAGCATTAGATGAAGCAACAATTTATAAAAATTATCTTGCTACTAGACATAAGTATCCTGCTCCAGATCTTTTTGTTTCTGGACTAACAACTACTCTCGTCTCTCAACATCTTGGTGGATACAGTGATTTTAATACTGAAACCTCACTGGTTGATAGTTCTCTATCGGGAACTGATATTTCAATTGATACTAATGCTGGTTACAGTCTCACTACTTTCAACGGACTTGAGGTTGTACGAGTTGATGAAACAACAGCACAATTAGGATCATTCACTAATCTTTCTTCACTTCCTACAGGAACATCCTGGTCTTGTGCTATGTGGGTATACTATGATGCTGCTAATTTTGACAATGAGGGTCATAGAACTTTCTTCTCTTCTGATAGAATGAGATTGCAATGGGACAATGCTGGTACTGGCAATATAGAAGGATTGTGGAAAGGTGAGCTTAATATAGGTGGTTCTCCTGTTCCTTCCTTCGAAACAGCTAACACGGACGGATATAATGAGACACTAACTATCGCAAACTTCCTTAATAGATGGAACCATGTCATGTATACTTCTGATGGAACAAATGTTAAACTCTATTGGGACGGAACTTTACAATCAACAGTAGCAGTATCATGTGCATTTAGATCATCATCTACTGCTGAGTTTGGTATTGGATATAATATTTCTAGTCTTGGTGGAGGAGATTCCATCGAGAGAGAAACTGGTGTTGGTTACATTGGTGGATTTAATATTTGGAGTTCTGCTCTCAGTTCTGGTGAAGCTGGTATTGTATTTGAATCTGAGCGTCGCAGGTACGGTGTCTGATAAATAGATAGAGCATAATATTAATCCGAGGATCATAAGTAATGGCAAGGAAAACCATTCTAAACAGTTACTATACGTTTGACCCTGCCACTAGGGAAGTAGTAATTCCTGGGGGAATTACCAGAGAGAAACTCGTACTGATTACTAACGTTACTAGAAACAAAGTAATCTATAACTTCTCTGATCCTGAACTAACTGCTACTACCTACAGTATTCAGACTGACATCCGTAACGTAACCACAACTAGGGTGGTACTAAACTATGACACTGCTAGTGCTAGCATGTTGTCTACTGATCAACTGCAGATTGTATTTGACGACTTTGAAGAGACAGTACAACCAGCGGAGACATATCATGACGCTGTAAACAAGTCCAGAGTATCGCAACCACAGGCACAGATTGATACTGACTTTGAATATGGTACTCAGAATACCAAGTGGGAATCGTTGTCGATGATTAACAACAACCCATTTGCATATAAGAGTGAGAATGCTCTTGCAGTTACTGATGTTCAAGTAACAAGCAACAGTCCTATTATTACAGTTACTATCAATACTGCTGAGACACCAATGCCTGGTGTTGGTACAGCAGTATTCATTCAAGACACCACATTCCCAGGTGCAAATGGTGTATTCATTATTGATAGTGTAAGCGGTAGTGATTTTACTTACACTGCTACGTTTGCTTACACTGCTGCTGGTGCAGGTACAATCTTTGAAAGTGCAAGAACTGCTGTTTATAGTGGTATTCATTACACTGGTTCTGATATTGGTGGCACCATTACTCTCTCCACTCCTGGAGATGGATCTGTCAAGATCTCTTCTTCCACTGCACATGGTCTAGAAGTTGGTAACGAAATTGCAGTTGTAGGATCTCAGGGTACTAACGTCAATGGATCTTGGGTTGTTGCTAGAGTAGAAAGTCCAACCGAAGCACGTTATTATCCTGCTAGTGGTGCTCCATCTGGATCTGTTAATTCTGGAACTATTAAAGTATATCCAAGACCTCAGGGAACATCTGTTCATAGAGCGTTTGATGGTGGTGTTAAGTTCTCTACTAATTCATTCTCCAAGAACCAGCAGGCAATCAGACAGACAAAACGTTACTTCCGTTATCAGTCTGGTAAAGGCGTAGCATTCTCGACTGGTTCTATTCTTGCTCCTGCTATCGAGAACATCGATGAGATTGCTGCAAGTGGTACAACTGTTACAGTTAAGGCAGCAGTAGCACACAACCTCACAAGAGACACCCAAGTTGATGTTAGAGGATGTGGAGACAACAACTATAATGGTGTGTATCAGGTAACCAATGTTATCGATGCATTCACTTTCCAGTATGTTGCCACCAATGCACCATCAGAACCTATTGCAACTGGAGAGTACACTGTTACCCCAACCAATTCTTACGGTGTTAACCTTGAGATTGGTATGATGGACCAGCAGAATGGTATCTTCTTCCGTTATGCTAATGGTCACCTAGGTGTTGTTCGTAGGTCTTCAACATATCAATTGTCTGGTAGAGTAACAGTCACCCAGGGAAGCACACTTGTTTCTAGTTACACTGCTCCTAGTGGTGCTGGTACTAAGTTTGCTAAGCAACTACAACCTGGAGATTATATTGTTATCCGTGGTGTTTCTTATCGCGTTGATGGTATCATTTCTGATACTGAGATGGTTATCTTCCCTGACTATCGTGGTCCCTCTGCTATCAATGTTCCTGTTTCCAAGACGACTGAGATTGAATGGAAGCAAGACGAGTGGAACATTGACCGTTGCGATGGCACTGGTAGATCTGGTTACAACCTTGACGTAACCAAGATGCAGATGTTCTACATGGACTACTCTTGGTATGGTGCTGGTTTCATCCGTTGGGGTTTCCGTGCTACAGATGGTAACGTTATCTATGCACACAAGATTGCAAACAACAACTTCAACACTGAAGCATACATGAGATCGGGTAACCTACCCGCTCGCTATGAAGTTAATACCATTCCACCAAAAACAGTTTCTACTACTAGTATTAGTAACTCTGCATCACGAATTTATACAGCAAGTTCTTTGTCTGACTTCCCATCGACGGGAACTATCAGAGTTAAACAGTCAACATCATCCACTGCTGGCATCTATGAGTACATGAACTATACATCTAAGTTCTCATACCAACAAGACATCACTAACGTAAGTGCTGGTAACAATGCAATGACAGTTGCTACCAGTTCTGGTCTAGTTTCTGGTGGTATTCAATCAATTATTTTTGATAGACCATTCTCTAATATTGTCGCAGGCAAAACATATTATATTGCAACAGTTCCCAACGCAACATCATTTACCATTACAGAAACTCCTGGTAGTTCTACACCAATCGCATTGACTGGTGCTACAGGTTCCTCTTTGTCTCCACTTGCAGTAGTATCTGGTGGATACTTTGATGGTTTGACAAGAGAACAAGCAGGTGCTACTGGCGTATCTATTACTACTGGTTCGTCTGGTGTTTCTACTGGTACTGTAAGTTCTGCAACTGGTATTCAGAAAGGACAGAGAGTAGTTGGTGCTGGTATTCCTGCTGATACTTTTGTACACTCTATCTCTGGAACAAGCCTCGTTCTAAGTAAGGCAGTTACTACTGCTAACCCAACTAATGTGACATTCCCTGCACTTGGATCTACTGGTGCTGGAAATACATTTACTTTCAGTGCTACGAGACCTATCGGTATTGAACTAATTCAGGCAACATCTGTTCCACAGATCTCACACTGGGGTTCTTCTGTCATCATGGATGGCAGATTGGATGATGACCGAGCATATGTTTACACGGTTGGAACCAGAACTGGTAGAGAAATTAACTCTGGTGATACAAAAGCATTGCTTGCTTTGCGTGTAGCACCTTCTGTTGATAATGGTATTGCTGGAAGATTTGGTACTAGAGAACTAATTAACAGAATGCAGTTGGTTCTTCAGGCTGCTGAGGTGTCAACTAATGGTTCTCTCTTTGTTGAAATTATTCTGAACCCCACAATTACCGCTGCTAACGATGCTGGATTTACTAACGTTCAGTGGAGGGATGTTGGTGGTACATCGCTAGCACAGTATGCTAGACTGACTGATATTCTATTCACATCTGGAAGCACTACTTCTCTCGACGCTGAACTAGTTGGTGGTGAAGTTATCTTTGGTTTCTATGCTGGTGATGGTGTTGCATCATATGACCTATCGAATGTTAAAGAAATCTCTAACTGTATTCTAGGTGGTGGAACTGATAACTATGAGAAGAGCACCCCTCCAAACCCAAGTGGCATCTTCCCTGATGGTCCTGAGGTTCTAGCAATTCAGGTGACCAACATTGCAGGTGGTCGTGGTTCTAACAGACGTGCTGCTGACGTTAGAATTTCTTGGACAGAGGCTCAGGCATAAATAGAGTTGCCTTACTCCTATACCTATGCTTGGCAACAAATCCAAAGCAAAGGTAGAAGAGAAAGACGACCAGCATGAAGATAAAAGTGAAGTCCTTGGTAATTTAGTGAAAGTTGTTGTACTTATTTGGTCTGCTTCTCTCCTAACCTTTAGTTACGTTCGCTTACCTAATGGTCAAAAGATCCTAGACTTTGACCCTACCTTCATCGCGTCGGTCTTCTCTGGATCGCTAGCTGCCTTTGGACTATCTCCTGCTAAAGCAGGTGGTGGA